TCTTTGATTTTATCATTGCGTTCTTTAAGGTATTGAGAAATAAGACTCTGGAAACCGTTTGTTTCGATTCCAAGTTCTTCACAATTATAAAAGTTGTAATAATACACCATCTTCTCAATAGAAACATTTGGCGGTGATGTATTACTTAACCAACAATCACGCACGTAAAGAACATGGTCTTTGATTGCACCTACTATAATAACGCAAAAATCATTCTCATTACCAAGTGCAGGATCAACGTAGATAACGTGCTTACAATCTTTGAAATAAGGATTTTGTGCACGTTCTTGTGGGAGTTTTAGTTCAGTATAAAAGTGCATATTTTCAATCTTGAACAACTGTGTTTCTGATGGTAATGGTTGATTTAAATACTGACTTGAAAACTCTACTGCACCCTTCTCAATACGTAACGCCTGGATTTTATTTTCATCATAAATTGTAGGATACTTTGGTTTACCATGTTTATCTATGATGGAATCAATCTCAATGTCATAACGCATAAATTCGGGTATTTTTGGATTCTGCTCAATTATCTCGCCGTATAACTCATTGTCATGCCAACGAGTTCCTATGATCATCAGTAGTCCATCAGGTTCAAGAATTGAGATTAAATCCTTATACCAACGCTTCTTCTGCTCACGAATAGCAGCAGATTCACGGTCTGCATCATTTACAATGTCATCGCAGATAATAATATCATAATGCTCTGATGTCATCGCTGAAAGAGCACCACGCGCCTTAAGATTTGGTTCCTTCTTTACAACGCGCGGATGTAAGACTACTTCCTGCTGATTCAATTTAACAATAGGATTATCATTACCAAAATCAGCAAAGAACTGTTTTATATTTTCATTCTCTGTAAGATGCTGTGTAATCTCGTAAAGAATCTGTTCTGCTAAATCATTCGTTGCAGATGTAATGAGAATACGTAAGGTGAACTTTCCATCGTGTTTTACGTAATCATCAAGTAATCTATCAATTACAAAAGAAACATCATAGATAGTAGTTTTATACGTTCCACGCGGTTTCAAGCGCATGATACGTTTGTGAGTCTTGATTGCTTCTTCTAGGTCATCGCACCACTCTTTATGAACATCCTCAGTTATTTTCTCGTAACCAAGCATGTATTTTGCAATATTGAAAAGAGTGAGGCGTTTACCATGATATATGATATTAGACATTATTCATCTGGAATATACTGCACCCAGTCAGGAACAATGTGTTCAACCTTATCAACAATCTCACCGTCAAGACGCGCTTTCAGCAAAAGGAGTTCACGCTTTTCACGTAAGAGTTTTGTATGAGTAGGTGTGTTTTCCTTACCCTCTGTAATCATCCTACGTTCAAGTAGATTGATCTTGGCAAGTTCCTCAATAATAACATCAACATTCTCAGAATCCTTAATCTTCTGAATCTCACTATCTAAATCAGTTTCAGCAGATTCATCATATTCAAAAAAGATATGTTCACGATGTAATTTGAGATCCGCAACATCAACAAATATACCATCTGCTTCAAGTTTACTCTTCAGTTCATTGATGGGAATACTTGCCGTAAAAAGAATCGGGTCAACTACTGTACTTAAATCTGGATTCTGACAAAACACACAACCCTTTACATTTTTATTGGAAACAATCTTGTTTCCAACTTTTACACCCTGTTTCATGTAAGATACCTCGAAAAATAGTTAATAAAAATAGATAGTATAATATCTAAAAATACTACTATTTAAATGTTTCGGAAAAAAATGAGAAAAAGTTAAGAAAAGTGTAAGAATAATGAGAAAAAGTTTAATAAAAATATTAAATTAATGATAAATTAAACAAATATCTTCACCAAAATTATCAGGATCACATACTTCTAAACAATCAGCAGACCAAAACCATGTATCACTAACTCCAAAATAAACAGGTAAGTTAGGGTTAAGTTCTTTTAACTTTTCGATTAATTCACCTACATTCATCTCTTACACCTCTGACTCATACCCACACGCATGACACTTGTAACCACCAATCAATATTTCAGTAGCAGTAGTTGAACCCCAGGGATGTGACTCATAGATTAACTTGTAATCCTCATATTCGAGTTTTGCGCCACAATCACTACAGTAGTCCATGTAGATACTGGTAGTGTAAACATCACCATTTTCTTTTAGATAGTGATTACCACATTTAAGTTGTTTACTACCCGTTACAACTGGAATACCATTCTCTTCTATTTCTTTACGTAGTTCTGCTATAGACTGCCCACAGCACTCACAAAATAATGGTTCATTCATTACCCATCACTCCTTAATTCCTATCCTCTTCACCTACACAATATGTATGCAATGTCTCATTCTGCCAAATCTGTTCCAGGTAACAACTGTTACAGATCCTAACCTTTTCGCCTGCACATGAAAGAGAAATGATTGCATCCTCTTCGGTTGTCTCGTATGCATCACCACACACCTTACAAGTTGTTATAGCCATTGATTATAGTGTAAGAGATTATAGTATATAATTATTTTGAAAATGGATTGTTATGTAAGTTACGTGTAAGGACAGTATCATAATATATTATAATATTATTATTACTCTTGTCTTACCTGAAGATCCATATCAGTAAAAATCATGTAATGAATATGTATACTACTTTCTTACCCTATTCTTACAGGTGTAAGATGGTCATTACATGACATGCAATTTCATAAGTACTGTACAAGTACTGTACAATAGATTTGCAAATCTATTATCAGTAAGAATTATCATTACACTTGTCTTACAAGAATCTCATTACAAGTAGGATTTCATAAGTACTGTACAAGTACTGTACAAATCTTTTTGCAAACTGATTTGCAAATAAGTATAGGGTAAGAATCATGTAATGATGTGTATTACGCTAGTCTTACATGAAATGGAATTTCATAAGTACTGTACAAGTACTATGTACATTACTATATGTACATTATATATTTCTTACATGTAATGATTATCAAAATGTAATAGCGTGTAATAATGTCATTACACTATCATTATATTTCTCCTACAAGAAGTTCAATACCACGAAACATTGGCATTGTAAAACAAAACTGAAAAAAGTGTGAATATAGTCAATATTCGCAGATTTTGAAAAAAATCGATACCACTGGCTATAATATATATAATATTCCTTTGCTATTTTATTTATTAGTAACTAATAGTATATAAAGGTTTCTATTTTATCCTAAGAGTAATTTGCACCTAGAAAGGAAATGAAAATACACGAAAAAATAACATGTGACATGCACACTACAATCAAATTTTTACCTTACTTCTTTATAAAGAAACATGCTAAGTTCAGACCTATCTTTTTACGGACGATGTTTTATACCTCTGTAAAAGTGCAGGTGAAAATAATGCAGTTTTACTCAAAGAATTGAAGAGATTGAAAAAAGTTATAGGTAGAGATGTTTATTCTGGTTTTTGTAGACGTTCACAATTTTGTGTCCGTCACTTTGAGAGTCTACATTTACCAAATGAAGTAGATCCTCGTAACAAATGTAACATTTCTTACCTGCAACATCAATCTCAACAAATTCTTCACCATTGATATACTTCTTTGTCGCTTCTCCTACTTTTCTAAAGTCAGCCAACGTAATCAACCTCTGATTAAGAGGTTAGATGAAAGGGTATAAAAAAGTTATTGGTTTGCTGTTTCGACAATACGCACTTTCTTGTTACGTAAATCGATGTATTTCTGATGGTCAAAGTTCTTTTGGTCGCTCATACGCTTGTTTCCAAAGGCGAGCATGATGTAGATCAGGATGTCGTCACCCTCAAGATTTTTGGGAATGGAGTAGGTAGCGCGCACTCCATTCGAGTATTCTATGGTTACTTTCTTTGTCTTACGCATATTTAACTTCGGAGACATTTATTTCACCCTTACGCGCGTAATCAAAGTTTCCTTCACACCCTCAAATGTCTCATGTCCCTTGACTTTCCCGCGCAGGTTGTAACGCTTTCCTGGTTCAAGTTTCTGCTGCGTTGCATACCACTTGAAGATATTACCCTGCTCATCGGTCATTATGTAGAGGTAGGTTTCTCCATACTGACTCTGAATTATTTCCATGCTTTTGACATCAGCGGTTAGCGACAACATGTTTCCTACTTGACCTTGCCATTCGGAAGGTTTTATTTCCTTAATCTCAAGTGCGCTTGTGTTCTGCACCTCGATTTCTTTTTGGGGTTCTGCTGCAACTTCAACGGATTCATCACGCATGTTGCAGATGGTGTTGAATGCGCTTGAGTCCAGTAATTGAATGATATCAGGCTCAATCGCCTTGATATTCGCTTCGATTTCAACCATGCGCATAGGTTTATTACCCATTTCATTACTCACTGGCAGTTCAATTTCTCTTACGACACGCATCTCAGATGGTTCTGCCGCAAAAATTGATGCAAGTTCATTCATTCGCTGAAAGCCCTGTTCAAAGACTTTCAAATTACTCTTCGGTATTAGGTATGTTTTGGTTGGCATAAGCGTGTATATACCACGAAAGTATAAATAGTTTTTGCAGTTCAAAAAAACTTTATAACTCTACAAACAAAACAAGTAAGTATGACAATTTTGAGCATGAAACATCGCAAGGTGATTGAAGATGAACCCACACTTGACCAGGAAACGGTTGATGCACTCAAAGCGTGGGTTAACGAGCGTAAAGGGCCTGAAATGGTAAGGATGTTGGATGATCTAGGTTGGTTTGAATTTATGCGCCCATCGCCCTACATATTCTTTGGTATCTATCATAGGGATCTTAATCCAAGCACGATTGCATTAATGCTTAGGCATATCTTCTTGTATAATCCTAAAGTTTTATTTTACATAGCGCGGCGTGACATTACTTTCAAGCGTAAGGCAATCGCAAAGACTGACTTTATAGAAGTCATTATGGAAGAGTGTCGCGTGTGGAAATACATTTCAGGGGAGTTGATTGATATTTTGATTGGTAGTGAGTTTGATATTATTATTGCAGATAGGGGCATTCAACTACTCCGTCCACGCTGGATGAGTAAGGAAGAAAAAGTAGAATTCAATGCTCGCCTTGTGCAGTTACGAAAAGAACTTTACGGAAACGCTTACGCAAGCACCAGGGATGATGAAGATTTTGCCGATGACTCGATTAAGAATAGAGAAGTGCATGAAGTGTTTGCACTCTTTGAAGATGAGATTGAAGAGTTAAAGAAGAATCCGAAAAAAACTTTGGATTAATACTCTTACTTTTTTAAAAAAAATTTAAAAAAACTTTAAAAAAACTTTGACTTTCCGGTAAGGAAACCAGAGAAAAAAAGGAGGATTAATGAGAATATTTATGCATATTTTTATTGTAACGATGATATTTTGTATTGGAATTACACGTAAAGACGCCAACCAAAACGTGTAATAGATCCCGAACCATGAGGAAGTGAGGCACAGCCGAATGTAAGCATACATGAGATGCAACGTAGTTTCCAATCAGATTTTGTGTAATCACCTCGTAGAAATTAGTAACATCACGGATGAACGTGAAGAAGATTTCTTTGTAAGAAATTACATGGTAAGTCATGTGATCGTTGTTCTCCGTGGTGTTCTATATCTTATGTTGTCGCGTAAATATTTATACTTTTTGGTTTCACTACTTTCCTTACACTGGATAAAAGAGGAAACAACTTGTAAGGAAATGGGTGTATGTTACGTGTGTCATTGTATGTAACTATTTTTCTTACATGATATTTCTCTCGAGCATCATGTAAGAAACAGTAGCGGAAACCTATGTGACATACCACACCACAATCAAAAAATCATATCAAAATCATGCAGTTTTTGATAGTTTTAGAGGGGTAACTTGCAAAAAAGGTATAAACATACCACCGTGAAAGTTAGGGTGAAAATAACACTGTTTTACTCAAAGGAAATCGCTTCTTTTTTCTAAACCCACAGAACTTGATTTGAATTTTGAAAACTCACCG